CGAAAATCGAATCTTGCTTCTGTCACGACTGGTTTCATTATGTTCCACCAATTGCCCACGGCATTTCTGACGCGAACGGCTGCGTTGGACCGTGAGAGCGACGACGGACTGTATCAAGTAGACGCTGACGGGCACCTTCGCCAAGAGCCAATAGCTGACTAGAATCTTCAGCAGCGCCTTTTGCCATTGCATGAGCGGCAGTAAGCAAGATCACTGCATGCTCTGCGCCTTCTGGAAAGTCTACTGAGTCAGTGTCAGATAGCGAAGTATATAGCGTTGGTCTAAAGTTATACCGCATTTCGACAAATGTCGTAACTTGACCTAGAGGGTGTAGCCAAAGTTGATCGCCAAGAAATTGGTATGAAAATCTTTGCTCGACTCCAACGCTAGCTTCGATAGTAGTGACATCTCCAGTATTCGATCTAGCGGTCATAAGAAAATCTCTAGGGTCTTTAGCAAAATAATGTCTACCGTCTGCAATAAGTTGCTGTAATCTGTAGAATCTTCCAGTCAAATCGCCGCTAGCGGTTGTTGTTTTTAGATCAATATACCCTGGTGTATGTAATGGTAGTGGAATTTGCTGATACTTTGAATTCCAATACGGGGCAACGTCTAGAATATCTCCATATAGCCCATCATAGACTAATTGCGTCAATAGGTCGAAGTTTGCATCTGTCCAACGCTTAGAGTTTGGATCGTCTAAGTATTGACGAGCTAGTGTTCGGTATTGTAACTTTGTCAATGACATTATTTACATTCTACGTCTATCACGATAGCGTGCGGTTGTAATATATGCTCTATAGTGCATAAACGCTGATTAAGGCGCTGAAGATAATCGTTGTTTCCTTTTACTTCTTGGCCGAGGTTATATAGAAGCGAGCCGATAAAATAGAGTGCGGCTAAAAGGGGAACGAGCCAACTAAGCAATTTCCCATTTAGTCTAAATCCATTTTGTCGTTCTTCATCCATTTGCTTCGGCTAACTTTCTCTGAGCTTCGGCCAAATTTGCCATCAAGACCGCTGCGTCAGCACTAGGTTCGACAACATTTTTATGCTGGTCTTTTAAGTGCTCTCGAACGTCTTTCTCAGCAAACTGTGAATCGAATTGCAAACCACACCAAAGACACGTTAGAACTTTGCTGCCCTTTGCCGCAAGCAAGATTGACGATACGGCTTTATTCAGCGGATGAGCGAATTCTTGTGGCAGAATTTCAACGTTTGGATCAGCACTAGCCAGTTCTGGATGAATTCCCCTATGCAAATCCCCATTTGGCAATTGAATCAGTGTCGTCTCAAGCATTATTCTTTATCCTCAATTTCTTTCATTATCTGTTCTACTTTATGTGCATCATGCCGTCCGACAGCATGCCACAGAGTTTCGGCAATATCTTGGGCTCGGTCAATGACTTCTTGCTGAGCCGCTTTGCGAACTTTAGCATTTTTCTCGATAATCTGCTTCATTCGATCTCGCCAAGGATATAAAGTATTGTCGCACTTCGCAATTAACTCTATAATCTTATTTTCAATCGAATCTACGCTGACTGGAAGTGAACCAGCGTCGTGAACGTCTTCGCAGAACCAGCCGAGCATGTCGAATGGTTCGCTAATCTCTCCAGACTGATATAATTCCCAACGCTTATCAGTCTGAGGCCATTGAACGATCAACGCATATCGACCTGCCCATTGGACATAGACAATATCCAGCAAATCGTCAATAGCTTTGACCTTAGCTCTGACTTCTTCTGCTGCCTCATTCTGAAAATCGGCTCGAATGGTGCGAGAGGAGTCCCGCACCACCGAGCCGTCAGGAGCGTATAGCATTTAAGCGTTTATTGTAGCAGTAATTCTAATTCGGCTTGGCGGTGGAACAAGCTCGCCAGTATATACGTCATACGGGCTAGCTACTGCGGTTCCTAGAGCCGTACCGCTTTCTGATGCTGTAGCAGCAATTACGAATGGAGTTGCTGCTGCGAGTTCCGCGTCTGAACGGTAATAGTTTACTCCGGTCACTGCTACGGTCTGAGCACCGTTGTTCGTTGTGACTTTAAGCTCTAATGTTCTTAAATGTATCTTAGCCATCTGTTAATTCCTATATTGTCTTAGGCACTTTTCATGGACTAGGAATGTCACCCATGAAACGTCACTAAGCAATTTTGCGAGTAATCGCTCGCAACGATTATAACGTCTGAACGAATAGCGTTGGGTATCTTGAAGCGGTTGTACCGATTCGCGTCAGAGCCGTAGCGACTAGAATTCTTACTTCGATCAACGTGTCTTGCAGCGGTTCAAATACTGTCGTCATACTTGCACATGATCCGTCGTGACCTGCATCGGTTGCTGCAAAGACTGACGCAGTACCACCTGGAATCAATGCTCCTGCTGTCGCATCGTAGAATTGGAATTCTACCAGACCTGTTGCGCCGGAGAATAGAACATAACCTGCTTCGAATTGCAGCTTATACGTCAAGCCACCATTAGGCGTTCCATGTAGCGTAACTCGACCAATAGACGCTGCTCCAGCAGCGTTGCTATATGCTGTAGTAGTATCCAATGCGACTTCTGTGCCTAGGAATACATTGGCCGTATCGAACTTAACGTGATCGTTTGCGGCAATGTTAGCCGATTGCTGCGTGGCTAACGTTGCCATAAGGAAAGTATCTAATCCGCCACCAGTAGAAGTATTAACCGCGCCTGTGCGTAGTGTCATTGTTGTAGTTTCCTTTTAGTGCTAAGGGGGTAGTGGTAGAATTTTTACCACTACCACCACAGCAATGTCATTTTAAGCAAAGACAGGTGAGTAGTTGACAGTATCCGTTATTCCGCTTATGACACCTTGGCTGAGTCTATTCAACACGCCATAGTTCCAATAGCTGGCGAATACTGCTTCCCATGCGTCACGGTTAGATACACGCTGCCACTTCGGAGCGTCTTGGAATGAAATCTCCCCGAAGTCCATCAAATCGACAAACGCTGTATCAGGTCCATAGACGGCATAAAGTCTACCGCGTGGACCCCAAGGATCATCGACAAGTGTAGCATTGGCTACTTGAACTCCAGTAAATCCGCCCTTAAGCTCCATTTGCGGAGCGCTAAAGCGTCGTAGGCCAAGTAGTGATTCACCGTAGGCTTGCCAAATGCCGGTTGTCGTAAGCAATAGCATGTTCTTTGGAGACTTACGCCAATCGACTCCGGCTCGGGCACGAATAGTGTTAAGCAACTTCATAACGATTGTTTCATCAACCGTTGTTGAAGTAATCTTGTTCGCTACCCAACGAGGATCGTTAAGTCCCTCGAACGTAGCAAATGCGTTCTCTACGTCCATAATTGACTTCAAGCCGTGAGGCTCAGCGCCAAATGAGGTATCGTTAGCATCGACTGCTGCTGGAACGCAAGAGACTACGACATCGTTTGCAGCCATTGCGGCTACGGCGGTACCTAGAACTAGCGTTGCATCGTCACCTGAAACTGTGTGAGATGAAATTGTAGTCTTACCGCGTAGAGCAAACGTTGTTCCGTTTAGAACGGCAATAGTATCACCGTCTACTAGATGCAAATTGCCAATGCCCGCGCCTGAAATTCCATAAGGCGAGTTAACGACAATGTGGGTAGTATCTGTGACAGTTTTAACTGTTGCTCGAATGCCGAGAGAATCGCTGTGTAGAATTCTCTCCTGCTCGATTTCCCACTGGTCCATTACGTCTTCGACAATTTTCTTTGCCGCAGAAATATATGAACCCTTTTCATTATTTGTAGCTTTTAGAGCAAGACCGTCGATTTGAACCTTGGCGTAAGTTCGCGCAACGCTCAATCGACCTTGCTTTTCACGCGCAATCTGTGAAACAGGCAAGAAGCCTGCGGCGCTTGAAACGAATCCGCCTCGACGTTCAACCTTTACGTCGAAGAATAGATCGTTACCTGCATAAGTAACGTGCTCTGGACCGAGCTTTCTAGCTTGGGCTAGAAGAACCGTGTTGATCGGAAAGATTTTCTTTCTGATCGGCAGGTAAACGTTCTTTAGGACTGGCGTGAAATCTTGTAGTATCTGTGGATCAGCCATAAGATTTCTCTGTCTAATTTTGCTGTTAGCGACGTTTTGGCAGGGCTAGGGTAGGCTAACGCTACGACTAGGCGTCATTTTGACAGGTACTTGGCTAGGTTCTAGGACAAGACTGTTCTGGGAAGGTAATATAGTAGGAACTGATACATTTGTCAAGTGGGGGTTGACTTTGAGGCAGATTTAGGCTAGCTTAGAGGGTAGAGTTCGAGGGTATAAGTTGATATAACGTATATGAGGTAATTAATTTGCCCATATCTATACCCGTATCTATTGCAATACATAAAAGTGAGGCTAAACGTGGACCAAGTAAGTAAGAAACAAAAAACCTATGCTGAAAAAGTAAAAGATGGTCAACATCTAATCGCTCTATGGTTCGATGAGGATAAATGGCAACAAATCAAGAAAGCAGCTAATAGCGTTCAGGAGCCAGTGACGACTTGGATCAGACGGGCGGTTTTTGCCAGCTTGCGTAAGTGGGAAATTCCAGAATCTCGAAAGCTCTATGATCCATGCTCGATATGCGGGCAGAGACATGATAAGACTGAAC